CCCCAAGCACCACGGCTCCACGGGCCTGAACCCCAACCGATATAGTTAATATCGGTGCTTACCTTTATTGTTCCTACACTTCCAGAACCCTGAACCCCAGTAACGTAATAGGCAAACTTTTCCTCTTCTTCACCTACTGCGCCATCACCTTGTACCCCGGTTGGGTATACATTTGCTGCGATACCAAAATCAAGAACCCCGGTTTCACCGGTGCCTTCAACACCAGTGGGCTGAACATTTGCCCCAGCGTCTACAACTGTTGTTCCAACTTCACCCGTCGTTTCAACACCAAACACAGGTGCATTAGCGGCGGCAGAAACTAATTCTTGTCCAAGTTCTACTTCGGCTTGGAGTCCAGCAGGTTCTACCTCACCCCCAGCAGCCACTCCTACCGGATCGAGTAATGCAGAAGCATCTACTCCAATAACACTAACAAAAATATTAGCATTACCTATACCCCAAGCGCCTTCACCCCAAGGGCCAATACCCCACCCAAGAAGTCTTGGGAGTTGACCTAACTCACCACTTGCTTGAACTCCAGTTAAGTCTACTTCCACACCTACACGAACAAATTCATCTCCAAGTTCGCCAGTGCCCTCTACACCTGTTACATAAACATTAGCAACTTGGTTAAACGTAACTACACCAACTTCTCCATTACCTTCAACACCAACTGGAAACGCATTAGCAGAGGTAACTACAAACTCTTGACCAAGTTCTACCTCAGCCTGAACCCCTGCTGGTTCAACTTCACCCCCAGCCGCTACCCCTACAGGATCTAATAACGCAGAAGCATCTACTCCAGTAACACTTACTAAAGCGTTTGGATTACCTACACCAAAGTCTCCCTCCCCATAAGGCCCTATGCTCCAACCAGCCATGATCTGTCCTTTAGGGGAGGTTTGTTAATTAAGCAATACGAATAATTGCGTTTGATGCGTCGTTAGTTGGGAAAATGATGGTGAAGTCACCGTCCGAAGCGGTTTTGTCAGCACCAAAGTCCAACACACAAACCGATGCATTGGTCAACGTGGTATTAGCATTGCTGTTTGCTGAAGGTGTGCTGTTATAAATCAGAGCGCCACGAGCAGTAAAGTTAGCGTTTACAAAAGTCTCATCAGAGAAGTCAGTAAAGCCTGTACCGGTGTTGGCGTTGATGTTAGTTGCAGTTACACCTGTGTTGGTCAAAGCCTGACCACCAGCCGTGTAGTTAGTACCAGAAGTACCAACTTCGTCAGAAGCGGTGTAGGCGGTTGTGTTTGCATCCAATGAGGCTGAGGATGTATACAGAGCAAGTTTAAAAACGTCTGCGCCTGCGTCTGCTGATGGACGGAAATCGTGTACAGCCAAAAGAAGTTCGGCTTTAAACGAGGTTGTCATTGCTTGCGTGATAGCCATATTAGGCTCCTTTATTCATCTAAAAGTTTAACAAACTCAGGATGTCCTGCTTTCCTGAACTTAACAGCCAACGTCGTATGGTGCGACTTAATGGCTTCCTTCATATAAAACACCAAAACCTGTCGGATTTGATTTTTAAACGCTTCTGCTTGATCCCGAATAGCAGGGTGCGTTTGTGAACCTACAGAAATAATTTTGTCCAAGGCCCGTTCTGCAACTTCCTCTGGTGTAAAACCACGACCAGAAGTTGTTAATACTTTGACATTTGCGCCCCCTAAAAGGAAGGCTACTTCGCTCATTGTGCTCATCGGACTGGATACCTCGCTTGTTCGGTTCTGTACATGTCTTGACGGTCTTTACCTTCACCAAGTTGTTTCAACATGGCAAGCGCTTCATTATAACGGGCAACATAGTTGTCGTTAACATCTTTCTCACCCTTCATAAACGCATAGGCTTCTAGCAATGAGCCATAGAGAAGAGCAGAGTCAAAGTTAGTACCAAGCCAAGTTGTGCCAGATGTAACAATAGACGCCGGATAGGCGTAATAGTGCAACTCCATGTTGTAGTCTGCGTCTGGAGTCGGCCCTAAAATAAATGTATTCTCATCAAAAATAGCATAATGAGTGGGAGCACCTGTCTCGGTAGGGCTTGGGAAAGCCTCCCGAATAAACTCAACGTCCTTATTTAACAGGTACTCTTGCGTCCCATCAGCATTAATTCTAGCCAAGGAAAACGTAGCAAGCCAATCTGTAGGGGTAGTCAGGAACCTGTTATTAGTTGTACAACTACCTGTTACGTTTTCTCTTGAGACCGGGAGTTGAACGCTGTTATAAATCCTCTGCTCAGCCTGACGGATAAACGTGTCAACCTGATCTTTTGTAAGAAAAGATGTAGTTGTAGCAGTGGTAGTTGCGACCACCGTATCTGGGAAGTTATTCTCAGCATACGCCTGTATGGTCTGAAACAGCGTCGAGTAGTTCACTACTTACCCCAATTTTTTACTAGAGTTAGTGCCTTTGGTAGCCGCCCCAGTGCCACGGGTTTTAACCGTTTGAGTGCTAGGCACATCATTTGGGTAGCCGTTATGACCAAAAGTGGCTTCGTTGCCGGTTACTGGAATACGATTCCCAGAAATATCCTGACCCGGCTTCATAGGCACAGGCTGCGCCACACGCCCAATTACTTTATCCATTATCGACCCCTTCCGGAGTTTTTATATGTAAAGGATGATACCTTTTGATTGGCTACTTTGGCTAGACCACGCCCAACTTGCTTCATCTTGGCGCTAGTCACACCACCTCTAGCCATCTTTTTAACCCCGTGCATTTTTTGCTCGTGGGACTTGACTTCGGCTTTAGCCACTTTTTTCATTGCCGTCTCTTTCATCTTTAACTCCTATGTAGTCGTTATTGTTACCGCACCAACTTCACCCACACCCACTAACTTATTCGTCTGAAACGGTAACTTTAATGGGTTACTAAATCCTACGGGGTTAAACCCCCACTCCACAATCCTACTACCCTGTGTAGGCGTCCCGTACCCTGCTTCGGTTGGGCCTGCATCCGGGTTTGTTTCTAAACCACTAAGACCTGCTTGGTAGTACGTCGTGTCCGGGCGCGGTTCTCTCACGGCTTGAGGGTCGTACACGGGGTACATACCCAACGATAACTGCGGTTGATCCGGCTCCCAACATTCTTTACAAACCTTAATATCTATGTTTTTGGTCTTAATGACCAGCCGCCTAAGTTCTTTTAGTTTGTACCTAAACCCGCATCGGTCGCATTGCGAAATTGCATACTTGCCCGACGAAAACTTATTACCCATTAATACCCACCACTACCGATAAACATGTTGCGCGGCACAAAACGCACGGATGCCTTTTCACGATCCTCCCCGGAAGCCAACATCCATTGTTCTTCATAAGAGGCTTTTAACATCTCTAACCGAGCAAGTCCTTCTGGGATCTTCATAGCGATGTAATAGGCTAAACCAGCCACCATACACGGCAGTAACCGGAAGGGTATGTCTTGGGTATTCAGACCATTGCCAGCGTCTTGGATACGGCGCAAACGCCAATAAACAAAGGTATAGACCGGACTAGCCGCCGTGCCTTGATCCGGGGCAGGCCAGACATTGATATTGGGTAGATCAGGAACCGTGACAGTTGCCCCAGCCGTATGTGAGGTAGCCGTGGTTCCGTTTTGACCACGCAGACAGTTCTGCAATTGGGTCGAGGTCGTATTCGTATAGTTAATAGTCTCAGCACCAATTGTGACGTAACCCGTGGCGGGGAGCCCAACCGTGGAAGAGAGGGTAATAGTTGTGTCAGTAGCGGCAATGTTTGCGGCTAGGGTTAACCCTGTCTTTGAGGTACTACCGGATTTACGGTCTACCCAGACCTGAATTGGTCTACCTTGTGTAATCTTGTTAGGGATTGTTGCATAAGTCGATACAGAGATCCGAGTGATATTAATGTCGGTCTGCGTAGACTGAACCCCGTTGCTTGTGCGGACTACGTGCTCTATAAGGTCTATGGTGTCGTTTGGAAGAGGGTAAGTAACCTGCCCCTGCACCAATGGGATTTGACCCTCCTCAATCGTCCATAGGTTCACCCCCCGGTTAGCCCACTCGATTGTCAAAAGGTTAAGCGACCTACGGGCTGTACGCATGTTATAGCCCGAACGGAGTTCGGAACCAGCCCGCTCAAAAGCCTCTTCTACGAGGTTATTGAGGTCTAAATTAAACGACTCGGTTCCGATTGTGGTCATTTCAGTTTCTTCAGAGTTTGGGCAAGACGAGCACGCTGACCCAGTTTACCGGGTTTTTTGGCAGCGGTTGCTAACTTCTTAGCGGGGATTGTTGCACCCTTTTTTACACCCAAAGACTTCTTCAAGGCACCGGGCTTCTTGATAGCCTTTTGAATCCAATTGGACTCAGTCTTGCCACCTTTTTTAAAGACGCCACGGCCTTTTAGTACATCAGCCCGGGTTACTTCACCGTCATCATTTAGATCGGGGAAACTCTTAGCCATATCATCCTACCTTCCTATGCGGAGCAACTTTTTTAGCCACCCTTTTAGGCTGGGCGACGAACTGTTTTCCGGCTGCTTTTCCGGCTCGCTTGGCACGGGTGGTCGCCGCGTACTCTTGCGGGGAGAGCGCTTTGATGGCGCTGGAAGGGAGGTATCTTTCCCCTGTAGCCTGCGCTCCTTGCGTAGAAGGTTTGCCACTTTTAGTTCTCCACTTTTGTTGAGTCCACGCCTTCAGACTTTTCTGAGGTGCTTTCAATCTCTGTACCCACCGCCAGCCTTTTTATACTGCAAGGCCAACATTTGTGCCTTACGGGCGCTCCATTGCCCCGGAGCCCCGCCTTTACCACCAGCCTTAATACTCTCAAACAACCGCTTACGCATGCCGGGTTGGGTGTAATTACCAGCCTCATTTACACGAGACTCGCCACCCTCAGCAAACATCTCAACGTCTTGCGGTTTGTCTTTCCGCTTAACCGTCTTGGCCTTTGGCATTTTAGAGGGGTTCATAGCCCCCATACCCCGACTTGGTCTCATTAGCAGGTCGTTCCACCTTTGTTGTACATCCCACCGCGCATCATTTTTACTTCTTTACCTTTGGTCTTGCCTTTTTTAGCAACGCCATCGGCTTGCTTGTGACCAGCGGCTAGTCCACCAGACTTCATCTTTTTCATCCCGGCTTCTTTCATCTCATGCTTGAGCATGGACTTGGGAGCGCCTTTTTTCTTCATGAAGGAAACTTCTTTCTTCATCATTGCTTTGGACTCTTTCATGGTTCCGCCTTCTTTCTTTGTGAATTCACGACCTACGGACGTTGGTACGCCCACCTTTTTTGCAAACTTTGGGTTATTAGCCACCGCTTGCATAAATCTCTCTTGTTTCTTACTTGTGGCTGGCACGGGTTTTCCCTCTGATGGCACAGCCATCTATCGAACCACCCTTACGCAACGCCGCGATCTTGACTACAGATTTAGCCTTTTTTGGCGGTATCGTGGGGTACTCTGTATCTTCACTAGGTGAACGATTTTTTTCAGGAGGTTTTGGTGTCGTGCCCTTTTTTTGTTGGCCACGAACGCTTTCCGCTTCTTCCAAGAGTTTGTCGTAGACCTCGTCGTGATCTTGCATGGTTACACCATCTTCCCACGGGTTTTACCACGCATAGCACACCCGTCAGCACGTTTAGATGCAGAAGATTTAACCATGCCGCCCTTTTTACGGGTAACTAGCGGTTGAGAATTTTGAGGAGTGTCTCCAGTTGCAGCGGCTTGTTCTTTTGCCCGACGTTCTTCTTCCTCATCCTTATACCCACTACGGGCGATCATCATTGGGGCTATCCCACCAAATCCTTGACGCATGGCTTTACCCATACCACCCTTACCGGAAATCATCGCGGCTAAGGGCGAAACATCTTCAATTTTAAGCCCCATTACACAATCCTTCCTTTAGTCTTACCCCGTTGAGCACAGCCATCAGCACGCTTAGAGGCTGAACCAACCATTCCACCGGCCCGTTTTTTCTCAGGCATGGGTTTCTTGGCTATTTCTTCTCTAGTTTTACCCTTGTACTTGTCTTCTTGAGTAAACCCAACAGCGTCACCCATCTTGCTAACTTTCATAACAAGATCTTTAAGAACTCCATCCTTCATGTTCTCTTCTATGTAAGTAGTGCGCCCTTCAACTCTTTTATCGTCAGACATGATTAGACCATCCGTCCTTTAGTTTTACCGCGCATTGCGCATCCGTCTGCACGCTTGGAAGCAGAACTAACTACACCGCCTTTTTTCATACCCATTGCTTTACGTCTATCTTCGGCTTGTTCTGCTTGAGTAGCACGTTTATAGGCTTGTCTGTCCAAAAACGAACCTTCTGCTTTTGCGACAGAGCGATCACTAAGGCTTGCCCTCGGGACTGGACTTGGATAGCGCCGTGCAAGACGTTCTGTTTCATCGCCCGTATCAGTCATCAGTGGGCTAGTTGCCGCTGGAGCCGTAACAGCAGCACGACGCCCGGGCATACGAGGGCCAATGTCCATATCTGCATCGCCACTTTTACCCCTGAAGTCTGCCAACCTTTGTGTCGCTACGCCTGTATCTCCACCGCCACCACCAGCACCTCTTTCAGCAAGCATAGCGCCCGCTTCAGCGTCTTGGGTATCAGCAAATTTTTTATCTTTGTCCTTACCGCCTAACATCTTTGCGGCTAGAAGGGCAGCACCGCCGAGGAGGGCTGCGTTACGGAGTCCTTTGCGTGCCATTATTTACCTCGCTTCAATAAGTCGGTCAATTTTTTCTTCAAACCTGTTAAAGCGCCCATCAATGTAGCGCTCAAGTTTTTCAATCTCTGCTTTAGTGACGTTTTCACGAGTCACCTCCAGTTTAGTGTCGTTTAAAAGTTTTTCTAACATATTTAGTTTGTTGTTCTTTTCCCATGCAACAAACCCTGCCACACCTACTAAGGCAGATAAAACGCCAGACCAAGAAAATAGGATTAGTTGTTCCATATCAGCACTTCCATGCCCGTAGGCTTTTATTGATACGGCTGTTTGGATCGTTAGCGGTTTTAGCGCTAGTCAACTTCTTTTTCATGCCTGTCATACGAGCACAGAATGACTTCTTGCGTGCGCCGCCTTCTGGTTGAGGAGCCTTTAGGCCGGGCTTGCCGGGATTAGCAGCGTTATACGATGCTCTTCCCTTAGCGTTTAGCCCACCTTTTGGGTTCTTACCTTCTTTGCGTTGCCACGCAGGGGTCTTAGCCATGTTATTACCCGCAAGTTAGAGTAAAGGCGGTTACGTTAGCCGTTGTTACAGTAGCGTAGTCGTTAGGCTGTACGTTACCAACTAAAACACCTTCAGCGGCTAGGAACAAACTATCGGCAAACGAATTACTAGAAGTAGGCGTTATTATCTTAACAAACGGAACTGTCCGGTTAGGTGAAGCCACCGTAAGAGAGCCAGCATTTGCGTTGCCAACGTAATACAAACCTTTAATTCGGGTACGAGGAAGTGCCAAAGAAGCGTCGTGACCAATCTTTACTAAGTTGGCAGTTGCCGCACTTGCACTAATACTTACAACTCCAGAATAATAGTTAGTCGAAGAAGAAGTTAGATTAGGGCCCGTTACAACTTCCGTTGTAGTGTTACCTGTGGTATCTCCAACTTTGTATCCAACAATTGTAAAGTTAACGCCAGAGGTATCAGCATTAGCCTCAAACGTAACTTTGAATCCGTAACCGTTAATTCCCGGGGTTGTGGCTAGTAGCGTCAATGATCCTGCCCCAGCAATAGCAGCAGAAGCGCGATAGAAATTATCGTCTACTTCAGGCGTCACCATCCATACATCATATTGCATAACATTCTCCTTAGACCGGGGGGCCGAAGCCCCCCATGATCACGCTAATTAAGCAGGATCGGCTTGGGTAATACCACCAGATACATCAGCAAAATTACCAAACCAAGAGTCATTGGCGTTTGCAGATACATATCCACCAACAACCGAGTACGTCCCTGCCAATTGATTACCGTAAACGGAGTTTTTACCAACGCCACCAGAA